CGGCAGAACGGCAAGACCACGGTTATGGCGTTGCGTGCGTTGTTCGGCATGTACCGGCTTCGTGAGTTGTTGGTGATGTCGTTAGCGCAAAACTTGAAGATCGCAATGGAAGCGTGGACATCCGGTGTGAACATTGCCGAATCCACGTTCGCGTTGTCGGATCACATCCGCACGGTGCGCCGTAGTAACGGTTCCGAACAACTCGCGTTGTTGAACGGTGCGCGGTGGTTGGTGATGGCCAGTAACCAAGGCTTGCGCGGCTTGTCGTCGGACTTGGTGTTGTTGGACGAAGCACGCGAGCAACACGACACCACCGTGTGGACCGCGGCCGACAAGACGCGGAGCGCGAAGCCGAATAGTCAAGCGTGGTCGTTCTCCAACGCCGGTGACAACCAATCCGTGTTGTTGAACGGATGGGTGGACCGTGGCCGGGAGTTGGCGAACGATCCAACGAACGATCCATCGTTCGGATTCTTTGAGTGGTCCGCCGATGTGAACGCCGATCCTTCCGATGTGTGCGCGTGGGCGCAAGCGAATCCCGCGCTTGGTCACACGATCACGCATGACGTGGTGCAAGCCGAGTTGCGCCAAGACACCATGGAAGCGTTCTTGACGGAACGGTTGTGCATCCGTGTGACGCATCTAGGCGCGTGGTTGCCATCTGGCCTATGGGAATCGTTGGCGCAACCGAACGCCATGTTGCCGAGTGACGCACGCGTGGTGTTCGCCGTGGATGCGTCACCAAACTTGGAACACGCGGTGTGCGTCGTTGCCGGTGCGTTGCCGGATGGAACGACACACGTTGAACTTGCGCGTGACTTCATCGCGACACCCGGACGGCCGGTGCCGGTGGCCGTGTCCACGTTCGTGCCGGGACTCCTTGACCGGCATCCTGGCGCGGAAGTGGTGTACGACGGCCAAGGGCCGTTAGCGGCAACGCTCGGAGAACTCGCGGCTTCCGGCCTCGCGTGTCGTGCGTTGGAACCGGCCGATGTCAACCGCGCGTGCGATCGCTTCTATGAACTCGCGGTGTCGCGCCGGTTGGTCCATCGTGATGACGCCATGCTCGCCGCGCATGTTGCGAACGCTTCACCAAACGCACACGGCCAAGCGTGGAAGTTTCAACGACGGCACGGAAGTGGACCCATCAACGCGTTGATTGCCGCGGTGATGGCCACACACGTTGTCCGTGCGCCAACACCGCGCGCGGCTACGTGGTCGGTGTTCTAACGAAGGGACCACCACCATGGCATTGTTCAAGCGCCAAGCGCCGACACCACCGAACGACACGGCCGGTGGTGCATACCCTGGACCAACGCCGTTTGGCGCGCCACCGTTCCCGGTCGGATTCCTTGGCCAACAATCGTTGGACAGTTGGTGGAACTTCGTAACGCAAACGGTGTGGACCGGTGACGTAATCCTTGACGAACAATCCGCGCTTGGTGTTCCGGCCGTGTCGGCTTCGTTGTCGCTACTCGCGGCGTACGTCACACAAATGCCGTTGGAGGCCGTGAAGGAAACGGACCCACACAACTCCTTGGTGGAACCACAACCGGCCATCGTCAACAATCCACTTGGTGATCCACGCGCCACCGGTCTGACGTTCTCGGATTGGATAGAACCGTTGTTGCGCGACTTGGCGTTATGGGGAAACCACGTTGGCGTGTTGGGTGAACCGGCGTGGCACGGATGGCCAACGCAAATGTTCCCGGTCATGGCCGGTCAATGGTCGGTGTCGTTACGTGACGGACGACGGATATACAACATTGGTGGCCAAGAGTTTGACGCGGCCGAAGTGTTCCACATTGCCATCAACCGTCGTACTGGCGAACTTGTCGGCCGCGGCTTGATGAACACGAACCGGGACACGTTGGCCGCGGCCATTGCGTGTGAACGATGGGCCGCGCGTTACTTCGTGACCGGCACCGTTCCTTCCATCCACATCTCCCATCCGAATCCGGACCTAACGCAAGCGCAAGCCGACGACTTGAAGAACAAGTTTCTAGAGTCGGCCAAAGGATCGCGCGCGCCGGTAGTCACGCCGGTTGGTACTGACATCACGGTGTTGCCGAGTGATGCCGAATCCGCGCAGTTGGTGGAAGCGCGGAAGTGGTCCAACGCCGCGTTGGCGATTGCGCTCGGTGTCGAACCGTCCATGCTTGGCATGGAAGGAACGTCGATGACGTATCGCAACATCGTGGAAGTCAACCAACAAACGATCAACACCACGGTCATGCGTTACTTGGTGCCGGTTGAACAAGCCATCACGGCGCAATGTTTGCCGCGTGGTATCCGTGCGCGATTCCAACCGTCCGCGTTGGCACGGCCGGACCTTGGCGAACGCATCACACAATCGTTGCAAGCGTACGCCGGTGGCGTCATTGACGTGGACGAAGCACGCGCCATGTTGGACCTTGCACCGAATCCGAATCTGTCAAAGACGCATCCGAACTTCGGTGCGCCACCACCGGCCGAACAAGACCCGGCCGCGGTCACGGCAACCACACCAACGTTGCAAGTCGTGGCACCACCGGCACCAAGCGCACTTACAAGCGGAGGTTAGAAGCCATGTTGTTTCGCGCATACGAAGCCGATCTAACCGTCCGTGGTGACGGCCGCACGGTCTACGGATACGCCGTGCCATACGACGTTGACGCCATCGTCAATGACGGATTCGGAGATTACGCCGAACGGTTCACACATGGCGCGTTCCGGAACGTGATTCGGCAAGCGCACCGTTGCAAGTTCCAATGCCGACACGATGATGACGTGATGTCATGGGTGGGTAACGCGGTCTTGTTGCGCGAGGAGAAGCGCGGCTTGTTCGGAGAATGGCAAGTGGATAACACCGACCGTGGACGCCAAGTCATTTACAAGATTCGTGACGGACAGTTACCGGGATTGTCGGTTGGTTATCGGCCATCCGATCGACAAACACACAACACGTTGTCCGTGCGCGAAGACGGGATACAACGCATCACGCGTTCGTTGGTCAAACAACTTGACCATGTAGCGGCCGTTGTCGATCCGGCCTTTGCACCGGTGGAACCGTTGGCCGTGCGCGAGGCGCGCCAAGAATCTTCCGTTGACCACTGGCGCAAATGGCGCGCGGGTCTTATGGTGAACGAAGACCGGCGCACATAGCCGCGTCAGACGGTTTCACCAAGCGCAACGCGCACGGTCCCACCGGCATCAAGAATCGCCGTGAAGAAGGGACCACATCATGCGTACGTTCATTGATCGTTTGGACCGGGAGCGCAACGAAACTCTCACCACCATTGATGGTGTGTTGGAACGCGCCGGACAAGAAGACCGCGAACTCACGGACGCGGAGAACACGATGTTGACGGAAGCACGGTCGCGCTTGGAGCGCGTGGACCGTGAACGTTCCGAGTGGGCAACGTTGGCCGAACAACGCGCCACCGGTGACGCAATGTCCGAACGCATCAACGGTGCGTTGGTGCGTCAATCGCCACACACCATGCAAGGACAAGGAGTCATGCCGCGGCGCGAAGAACTCACGGACTTGTGGCCGGATGCCGGTCACTACGTGTCGGACTTGGTGTTGCGTTCCAAAGTTCCGGAGGCCGGACAACGGTTGGAGCGCGCGGTTGCGAACCAACTTCTTGCCGACAACGTTGGTGTTGTTCCGAAGCCGATCCTTGGACCGGTGACAACGTTCATCACGAACTTGCGTCCAACGGTGTCGTCCGTGATGCAACGGCCGATGCCGGGTGCCGGTGCGTCGTTCTCGCGACCGAAGACAACGCAACACACGTTGGTTGCCGCGCAAGCGACAGAGAAGACGGAAGTTGCGTCACAAAAGTTGGTCATCTCCGGAACCGATGTTCCGAAGAAGACGTACGGTGGAACGCTGGACATCTCATTTCAGAACCGTGATTGGACGGAACCGGCAATCTTGCAGATTGCGATTGACGACTTGGCCGGTGCATACGCCAAGTCAACCAACGCCGGATTCGCAACCTACTTCGCGGCAAGTGTTACAGCGACAACCGCGGCCGCGAGCATGGACGGCAAAGGCGCGTTGGCGGCAATCGCCACCGCGTCCGCAACCATCTTCGCGGCAACCAACATGATGCCGGACACCATTTGGTGTTCGCCGGATGTTTGGGCCTTCTTGGTGTCCGCGGTCGATTCCACCGGCCGTCCGTTGTTTGTTGCCATCAATCCCGGTAACGCAATGGGCAACTTGTCGTTCGGTTCAATGTCCGGAAGCGTG